ATCAAAAATATGTACAAAAAACTATCAAATTTAAACATTGGAGATATATTTCAATATGGAAATACTATATATGAAATAGTAGAAAAAGGAGTATGGCATGCAAAATGTAAGTATATTAATGAAAATCCTAAATCAGAGTATTCACCTAAATATTTATTTATAAATTTTAGTCTATATAATAAAGTTAAAGTTTAATAATTATGGAAATATTTTTAAAAGCTTTAATAGCAACAGCTATGGTATCAACATTAGCAGTGTGTTTAGGAATAATTACAGATTGGAAAGAGAGATATTAAAATAGGTCTTACAATTGCTATAATATGTGCAATAATTCTCCTAATAACAATGATAGTTTTTAATTTAGACGCCCAGATGGCGAAATAGGTAGACGCTAAGGTCTTAAACACCTTTGACCATTGGTCGTGCGGGTTCGACTCCCGCTCTGGGTACATTAGTAATTAACATTAAAATCAATTTAATATGAAAGAAGAAAAACTTACAAGATTAAAAATTCTAAGAGTAATGTCGTATAGACTTTTGCATTTTCTTATAAAAGAGAAAATACTTAGTGTATTCTTAACAGAATGTTTACAGAATCCATATCGTGTATTACTCATAGATAGAATATACTATGATACTTTGCCAAGTCATAAAATATATGAATTTGAGTGTTATTTTACATTTGCTAAATCAATTACGTTAACTGAAAATATGTGGTGGAGATATGCATTTAAGTATAGGGAGGAGTATTCATGGAGAGTCTAAATAGTATTACTAAATCTATAGTAGGTGCTATAATATTTGTACTTATACTTCTATGGGTAGCTGACAAGCTATTTATTGCGCATGTTAATACAGCTACAGAGTTTTTAGATAATTATAGGAATTATGTAATAGTAAGAAAAGATAAAGGTATAAATGATTATGTACTTACTATTAAAAATCCTTATACTCAAGACATTAGATATCGAATTATTAATGTAGTTGTTCCTTCTGGATTATGGTATAACTATTCTATAGGAGATACTATTGGTAAGAAAAAGCAGATATATTTTAATCAATAAAAGTATGAAAAGAGAAGAAATTAAAACTTACAAAGATGCTTGTAAAGTAATAGGTAGAAAACCTAGAACTTATAAAGATAAGCATTTGAATCTGTATGAACAGCTTAGTACAATTATAGCTGCTCTAAATTTCATTAGTAATGGTAATAAACCCTGGACACCCAAGTTCGATTATTATTACATCTATTCTTGGTTGTATAGAGAAGATGGATATAATAAAACTGCGGGTTTGTTCCATTTGGGTTCTTACGATGGGTTGGACGATTCCGATGCTTATGTCGGGACTTCTATGAAGATAAAAGAAAGAGAAGATGGAAATTACATAATGGAAAACTTTAAAGAACTACTCCAAGATTGGTTTTGGGGAGATTAATTACTAATTTTAAAACATTATCAAAATGGAAAATGAAATGATGGCGAGACCTAAACCGCCAAGAATAATAGTTTGGGTAGTATTAATAACTCTTGCCTTAATAGGCATAATGGGAGCAATAATTTACGCAGAGCGTGAAAACATTGCTAATTTCTTAAATGGTGTGAACCAAGAAGAAGTACAAGAAGATCCTCAAGTCATTATTGAGGAACCTGTAATAACAATACAGGATATTCTCGACATGAGAGAGCAAATGAGAGAAGATAGAAGAGTTGATAGTGTATTTTTAGCTATGCCAAAGGTAGTATTAATTGATATTTTGATGCAACATGGTACATCGTTGTCTATAAAAGACATAATTTACATATATGAATCAAACACATCAACGTATAACACAGTACTATCTGGAGCAAGAGCTCAAAAATATCTTGATGACTCTATACAAACTCATGTTATATCAACGGTTGTAAATGACTCTATTCAAAATTAAAACCAAACCTTCTTTCTGTTTTAAATGAATATTAGAGTCTAGTATACTCAGTCTGTGAAGATAGAGTATACGTCCTCAGAAAATGACAAACATGTGGGGCGTAAGTATATACAGCAGGTTATCGTTTATCCTCATTTATACAGGTTAATTGCGCAACTGTAAAAACGGGATTGATAGAATAGATGGTATATATGATCGTGCGGACGTTAAAATCATGTACTCCAATAAGATTTAGTTTGACAGCTATTTCTGCTTATGAGTTAAAACTATAGTGAGAGTCATAGTAAGTAACGATTGTAGTCGTTTATCTTTGTCTTATAACAAATGCTATAAACTAAGAGTTGGCACTAACTTAATTAAATCCTGAGTGCCCAGGCGTCATTATTAATCAATTTAAACGTTTAAATTATGGGAATATTATCAAAATTAACCAGAACAATGCGTATTAGAAAAATACGCAGAGAAGCTAGGCAAAAAGCTTATGAAGCATTGTGCCTATCACCATTGAAATACTCTAGAGCAATTGCTGAAATAGATTGTATTATCGATGGTCATAAATGGAGTAGTGAATTTGATCCTAAAAAGGAAATAGCCAAAGGCACTACTAAGAGAGTATACTGCAAACATTGTGGAGTATACTATCATACTCACACTTATAAAGAAGACTTATAGTATTTAATCAATAAAATTTAAACAAATGAAACTTTTAATTATTGGATTTAAAGATGGAGTTAATGATGAACTCATCGAAAATGGTGTAATTGCTCTTCAAGGTATAATGGGTATAGATGTTAAAGCTACTATCTATACTGAAGATGAATTTCTACCTACTAACAAAAATAAGAAATCTATTCGTAAGAGCGATTTTATGATTGCTATAGAAAAGATTATCGAGGTATGTGGAGAAGAATCAGATAGTATAGCTTTCCGTAGCTCTTTTTATACTCTTGTATTAAAAGGAGTAATAGAAAGACCTATTCTTGAAGTACTATCGTATGGTCCTAAAACTAATAGAGACCTTGAATTTCTTTCTAAAAGAAAAGAAATGGAAAATATTGTAGAATATGCTCGTGTAGCTTTATCAATGATTTCATAATGGGAAAGACATTCAAAGATAGTAATTATACCATGAAATATGGTAATACTAAAAAAACAAGATCGCGTAGAGCTAAATTACAGCCTTATGATCGCAAATCTAGAGATTATGAAATTGATAAGTAATCAAAAGCTTAAAGCAACAGTAAACAATCTTTTAAAGAACGATTGTCCATTACAATGTAATAAAAAACATTGTGATGTATGTCAATTCAGAAATGACAAATCTGAATCGATTCCAACAGTAACTACCAATACTCCTTCGCCAGAGGTATATGGTAGAGATATGTATTATTAACCCTAAACAAGTTAGTATGGTGTCAGTCAACCCAGAACTACTATTATCAACCAGATCCCTAATGGAAGCTTAGTAACAACTAAGCTACTAAGCAAGAGTACAATGGACTATACAACGGTCAACCAGTATCTAATATTGGTCTAATATGAAGGAAAAGGGTTGCCTATGAATAAGAGATACGAATAAATAGGATAGTAGTTTTTTAAAGAAATTAAAGAAATTGACTGTTAGGTCTATGAATCAGTCGTATGGACGAGGGTTTGATCCCCTCCAGCTCCACTCACTATGACGTCTAAGGTGACTTCTATTGCTAGCATCTCCCTCGAAGTAAAATGATAGGAAATGCATAGTAGGTAGGTTAGATGTAAATATCTACTTACTACTGGGGGCTGAATGAATTTGACAGCGACAGTGTGAAGTAGAATAGGTCAATAAGCAGATAACTGGCAATACAAGTTATATTATGAACTATAGCCGTATTGCGGCGTAAGTTCAAAACGGCTAAGCTAATGTCGTAAAAAGCCACATCGTGTCCCCGTGTGTAACAAATAGGTTGTAGGGGTTCGGAAGCATTCTCCTACGTGAAATATAAGCTTCCTGGAGTAAGGATAGCACTCAGTTGGTAGAGCGGTGAGATAGTATCAAAAGCTGGTATCGGAGGTTCGAGTCCTCCCCTTACTACAAAAAAGTAAAATAATATGAAAAAATGTATTGTTAATTTCGATGGAAAGCAATATATAGGAGAAATAATCAAAGAAGGTTCTAATGAATACAGAAATGGAATTCTAGTAGACATTAAAATAATTCCTGATTACCTATATAAAAGTACAATATGGTTTAGTAAAGAAGAAGTAAAATTACTCGACTAATTATCAAAATTATGAGAACAGTAAAGCAAATTAAAGCAACAAAAAGAAACTTTTCTATTTTGTATCTTACTAGTGTTCTAAAAATGTTAGATCGTATAGAGTCTTGGACTAGAAATTATTCTATAAAAGAAGCTATAAGGATGACTAGAAACTCTACTAAATATGCTATATTAGTAATAAAAGATACAAATTACGAACATTCTTTTTATGGACCTCAAACAGATGTAAAGTATGAGTGTAAAGAAAGCAATCAATGATTTAATCCCGCCTGAATGGGATTATGTTCTTAGAAAGAACAAAGTTCTAACAAAGTTCATAGATTATATGTATGAATTTTGCGTACCAACTTACTGGAGAAATAATAAGTATCATAGAAAAGCAATTGAAAGAATTCGATTTAAATTCAGTCGAGGAATTCTAGATTGCATTGACGCTATAAATACTCCAGAAGGATATCATTTTTGGAAGAAAATTGAATTAGAAATAGAAACATATAAAGAGCAAATACGATGAATAAAATTGAAATCATTCCTTGGGTTAAGTTTAATGATCCAGGAGTAAAACAAGAAATCGAAAAACTTGCAGAAAAGTCTACATCTAAAATGGATTTTCTTTCAAGAGTAAAAGATCAGTATAATTTATCATTATCTGATGCTAAAATTGTTGCAGACAAATTCTTTAAAAAGGAGGTATAAATGTTAGAACTTAAAAGAGCTGGCTTATATATAGCCAATGGAAAAAACACAAGTGTTTTAGTAAGAGTTGCTGGTGAATATCCTTATTTACGAGTAATTAGTGGCGTTCTATTGAACGATATGGAGAAAGATGGTACAGTTACTGTCTTAAAAGAAGATGATCCTGAATTGCAGGATATAGTATGTAATCCAAAGAACTATATCTTTGATCTTCCATCTGTAAGTAGTTCTATTAAGAATGAAAGTGGATTAAAGACTACTGAGAAGAAGTCTATTGAGTTTACAAATGAGCAATTTGATGAGTGGGTTAATAAATATATTAGCTTTACTAAAATGTACCCAGAACAGTACAATGTCAAAGCTCAAGTAATGATTATCAGTGCAGGATTTAGCATATCTCAAGCTGATCTTATCATTCAACAAATTCAAACAAGACTTCGTTTACGTGGTATTATGTAAAGTATTATGAAAGCATTTGAGTATTTACAAAAAAATATTAAGAAAGAATATTCTTTCTATCCTGGTACAGTTATATCTTTAACTACTAAAGATGCAGTTACTCCATTTAAGCTTAACGAAAAGGAATATTGTACTGGAAGAACTAAAATAGGTAATCAGTATTATAACTTTCTAAAAGATGAATCTAGCGATGGTGCAATCTTTAGTGGATTACCTGATAGTATATATAAAAGAATAGAATATCCTATGCTTAATACAATAGCACAAAGGATCCAAGACAAAATTATGGTATTTGCTGTCAGCCATGCAGAAATGCAACAAACTAAAACTGAGTTAGTTCAGTTAAGAATAGCAAATAGTATGATTATGAATCTCAAATGTCTTAGTTCAGATGATAGAATTCTCTGGGCTAATTGGATAAAAGAACTTTACTGGGAGAGAAAAAAGATACTACACAGATGGTATCTAGAATATATTTTACCATTTTAATTACTGAATAAGGATTAAAGTCATTGGGTTGGCTTTAGTCCACTAAAATCTAGCGAACTATGAAAGAAGAAGAAAAGCTTCTTGTAGAGCAAGCTAGAGATGGTTCCGAAAGAGCTTTTAGTACACTTTATAATACTTATAAAAAGACTGTTTGGTATACTGCTTTTAAAGTGGTAAACAACGCAGATGCAGCAGATGATATAACATCCCAAGTATTTACTAAAGTATATTTAAAGCTTAAATCTTATACACATCACTTATCATTTGAGATGTGGTTAAAAACTATTACAGTTAATACTGCAATAGATTATATAAGAAGGAACAAAAAAGAGCAATTGAATAACTATATTGATGAAGAAGACTCTACAATTCAATTAAGTGGATTAGAACATAGTCCAGAAGATAATCTTATATTTCAACAGAATATAAATGTTGTTATGGATTGTATACCTCGTCTTAAGAAGAAATATAGAGATTTAATTTATGCTCGGTTGGATGGAAAATCCTACCAACAAATTTCAGAAGAGCTTGCTATTCCAGAAGCGACTGTAAAGACGTGTTTGAATAAAGCAAGACAAAGACTGAGAGAGATGTTTAACAAATATTAACTAATACTTACAAATTATGGCAAATTCATTTGGTCTACTGTGTCTTGCAGTAGTAATTGGATTCATTGCTTCTATAGTAATGAAGGATGCCAAAGCTTTCGGCAAATTAATGGCCATCATGCTGATAAGCTTGCTTGTAGGTGCAGGAGTAAAGGAGTTAGTAGATATTACTAATGATGACATTACTTCTGAGAAAACTGCAGTAGTTTCTACAGAATCTACTCCCATGCACAGTAGTATTTCTCCTTTTGTATTGGAGGATACTGTTGCTATTCCAGATTGTGCAAGTAAGGAAATAGTAGAGCGTGACAGTGTAGAAATTGAAGCAGAAGGAGTACCTACAAAACAGAGAGTGAAAGGTAGTTATATAGATGATTCATGAGAGTATATTACTCTCAATATTATTTATATATATCTACAAGTATTTAATCTAATTTACGCGTAAGGAGCGCATCATTATCAAAATGGCAAAGAATAATAAGAATGCAATTAAAACTGCAAAGAAACAAACTAAGACTGCAGAGGAAAAAGTAAAGACTCAAGCAGCAGAAGCTGCAGTTGAAGCGCCAAAAGCAGAGGAAACTAAGGTTGAAGAAACTAAAGTTGAAGAACCTACTCCTGCTCCTGTAGAAGAGAAGAAGGAAGAGATTACTAGCCCAAATGGAGAAGTAATTAACCCAGAAGTAGTCGAAGAGGCTAAGGTTGAAAAGCCTAAACCTGCTACTCAAGTAGTAAATACATCAAAAGCAACATCTTTAGGTGCTGCACTTTCTTCAGCTGGAGGTTCTACAGACCGTATTGACAAGAATCATGCAATTGATCTTGCAAAGATGGTATATCAGGAGTATGTAAATAATCCAGATACTCCCAGTAGTATCCGACAGACTGCTAAGAAGCAATTTGATGTAATGACCGGAGTTGCTTTGCTTCAGTATTTTACTCAGCTAGAGGAAGACTTCGAGAATCTAGGAGTGCGTATCAAACCACACATGCGTGAACAAGCAGAAAATGTTCTTACGAACTACCTTGGGGTTAAAGTAAAGACTACTGCTCAAGATGATGGTCAGTTATTGCTTCAATTTGAAGAAATTCCAACTGAGACTCGTAAGACTGCTGCACAGGACAATAAGGCTAAGGAAAAGCCTATACCAGAACCAAGTCCTGAACTTCCTGAGAAAGAGAAACTAGAAGCATTACGAACAATTTTCGCTCAAACTAATAAGGGTGGAATTGGAGGTAATCTCTTGAGTGGTATTGAATGGGCACGTAAAGCATTCTCATTCGCTGCTGAAGAGAAGAAGTCTGTTATCTTTGCAAATATCCTTCACAAGGGTACTGAAGCTACTATGATTAACTGCTTACGTGGTATGGTTAATGGTAAGATGGGAGCTGAACATAGTATTCTTGGAGCTCATGCGTTATTGAAAGCTTGGTGTCCTACATTAAGTGAACAAGAAGTTGCAGAACTAACTGCAGTACTTATGTCTGCTGCTTCTAAGAAGAAAGTTGACGATTGGAATGAGAAAGCCAGTCCATCACAAGGAAAGCCGACTTATGACGGAGAACTTACGGTAGTGAATCGTCAGATTTTAGCAGCAAATGCAGGAAATGTAATCGATGCTATCTTAAAGGGTAATGTTGAAGACGTTGCTGTAAAGGTTCCAGATAGTCAACTTGACATGATTGTTCATCCAAATTCTATCCGTAAAACGCTTATTGCAGCATATGGAGATTCTGAGAATATCCTAAAAGACAAGTTAAAAGAACTTGTTCAGTATTATGCTAAACCTATTATGCGTTTGTCTTCATATGTAGACAAGTCAGCATATGCTGAAGCTAAGAAGTAATCAATATGAAGCGTTTTAATGTATTAGTCACACTAGTAATGGTGTGCCTAGGAGGATTTATAGGATTTGATCCTAATTCTCCGTCTCAAACTGCAAATGCTGAAGAAACTCGAATTCGTTGGGTAGACGTACCTAAAACACCAGTAGACGTACTAGGTTTGAATGAAGAGAAATCTATCAACATTGACTTGCAGGAAAAGACTGTATTATTTAATGGAGACGTTGATAATACTACTGTGACAATTAAAACGGACGTTGAGACACGTCCAGAGTATATAACCAAGGTAGTAGAAAAGGTAGTATATCTACCTGAAGACATTGCCTATAGAAGCAAATTCTTTAACCGTTTAAAACCGATTAATAAAGAACTGCCAGTGAAAAATTGGTAACTGCCGAAGAGAAACGCAGACCGCTACTAGAACTATACAAGCGGTATACAAGAGCTATAAGTATAAATATTCATTATTTGAGCCTAACTAAGCCGTGTAATGTGAGTAATACAGGATACTGAAATGTATTAAATAAGAGCTAACACTATTTATTTATACTATAGTATGATAACTTGTTGTGTTATAAAATTACTCTATAACTGAAGAAGCAACAGGAAAATGGGAGAGCGTGCATAACCCATAAGCGAGAACCGTATTGGTGGCTAAAAGACGCAGATGTGGAAGGAGCAGCTATCGCATCTAAACAAAGCAAGGGGTATCGTTTACCTCTATACACATTCGTTGACCAATATCACTGGTGAAATCACGAAGGAATGTGAACACGTGCTGTTTATACGTTGTCATCTTAACTGAGAATCGACTAGCATTCTAGGGTGTCTCCAAAACCCCCTTGGCCCACTACTTAAGTGTGTACGAGCCTAAAGAATATTGCCTTAGTGTTCTATATTATATCTAAAGATCTTCTGTTGTATAGAAGTGTAAAATTCAATTGGGAATCGGGAAAATCGATAGCAAGATTAGTACTTGGATATGGTATATATGAAGGAGGAGGATAATATAATAATGAGCAGAAATTAATTAAGACATGGCTGAGTGGCTATGATCCGTATAATATCTTTTTGTATGAGAGTTATATGACAGATTAACCGGATTGGGTGCAAAACCCTTACGCAATACAGTGAACGTTAGAGTTAGCTGTTTGGGAGAAATCCCTATGGAAAGTAAATTGCGTGTCTTACAGCTTAAGAGATTTCATAATATAGTTGCAATTACTATAGTGTTTAGAAATAAGCATAATGAGGTTTAGGTTATTATATTATAAAGTGACTTGTTAGTAATGTCACTATAAAGCTTAGTGTGCTTTGCACCGAGTAATAAACTAACTAGCGCTTGAAGTCCGCGAAAAGACTATTAGTAGTTGAATATATGATCAATATAAGTATATTCATGGGAAACAAAGGAAGGTGGAACTAAGCCCACCCATAAAACTTAGACAAAGTAAGTGAGGTATCTTTAACCAAGATTCGCTAGAAATAATTAGGTAAGAGCTATGCACTCCAGCATAGAGCAGGATCTTACAGTGCGTCTTAAGAGGCCGACACGAAGTAGAATGGAAGTAATCTACGTATTGCCTTGGTTAGTTAATGTTATATAAGATGTTATATACTTTAGTAAGTCTAATCAATGAGTGCCTACGCTGAAACGAACAGCTAAAACAAATAAGGAGAGTGTAAACATGTTTAATTTTTAAAACAATAGGGAAGTTCAACGGTAGTACCTTGACAAAGTATGAGCCACCCCGCTATTGAAGTAACTTGCTACATGAAATTCTGTAAACTAATGTGCGCAACACATTAGCTAAGGAGATCGCTGAGACGGCTAGTACGCTTCTCATTAGAGTGTACTAAAACGTTTGTTGAATGGTTGGAAATACCATGAGTAGAAAATAGTAACCTGAGATTTATCGCAATGTCAGAAGTGAAATGTCCAAAAGTGGGTGCTGCGAAACATCAGCAGCTTTTGTATTAGTAGTTTTAGTAACGTTTCTCAACAGAAACGACCCTCATTCGCCAAGTCTATTTAAGATAAGAATGTTGTAATAGCTTATATGCCCGTAGATAGTATCGTACTATTGATGATGGAGCTCTCTACATCTTTGCATCAAATCGCGTTGTAGAGTACGGCAAACAAAGGGAAACGGTAGGTGTTACGAGTCCCCTTTAAGTACAATCTCGAAACCCAAAATTGCAAATATTAACAGATATTAGCAGAAAATATTATGTTTTAGAAAAGTAGAAATAAATAAGTGAAGAACGGCTGACTTATCTGTCTAATAAGTAAAGTCCTACGGGGAATGCCGAGTAGTGAAATATCGCTACGTTCTAGTAATGAGTTTTATTATACTTTAACTTTTTTACAGTATTAACAAATTTTATCAGAATTTTAACTAACGTTGTATTATCATATGCATCATTGAGATTGATTAACCTCATTCAAAGCTTTTTAAAGCGTATCCTTTAGG